ATGTCAGAAGAAATAGTAGAAGATATAATTGAAGCTCCGCTTGTAGATGAAGTTGAAGAAACTGAGGAGCAGGCAGAACCAGAACGAGTGCCAAAAGGCGTACAAAAGCGCATTGATGAAATAACAAGAGAAAAGTACGAGGAACGCAGAGAGCGTCAACGTGCCAACGAACGTGCCGACAGGCTTGAGCAAGAATTACACTCAATGCGAAGTGGTACACAACAACAGCAACCAAGAGCATTAGCTAATGGCGCACCTGACCCCGATGAGTTTGCGGCTGGACGTTATGATCCTGATTACCTAGAAGCATTAACAGATTTTAAGGTGCAACAGCGTTTTGATGCACAACGTGAACAAAGCTCCATACAAGAACGCAGGGCATCACTACAACAAGCAGAGTCTAAAGCCAGAGAAACATATTCTGACTATGACATGGCTAGTGAAGAATTTTTGACACATCCATTAGCAAAAGTATCTGCTTTTACTAATCTTGTGTTAGAATCCGATAACCCAACGGAAATTGCTTATTACTTGGGCAAAAATCCTGTTGAATTGGACAAGATTAGCGATATGACTGCTTCACAAGCCGCAAGATATATTGGGCGAATTGAAGCATTATTAACCGAACAAACTACGGATGTTGCTGTAAAGAAAGCATCATCTGCACCCAAACCCATCTCCGCTTTAAGCGGTGCGAAGAATTCTAGCGTTATCACTGACTTAAGTCAGGCAAAAAGTATGGCTGAATATAATGCTTTGAGAGATAAGCAACAAGCCAAAAGATAAACTAACCCTATTAAATTAATTCCATTTTTGGAGATACACAATGTCTAATACATTACTAACAAGTAGTGTCATTATGAAAGAATCTTTACGGATTCTGAAGAATGAACTAACTTTTACTCGTGGCGTTAATCGTGAGTATGATGAAAAATTTGGTGTAACTGGCGCTAAAGTCGGTGCTACTATCAATGCTCGTAAACCACCACGCTACGTTGGTCGTTTAGGTCAAGCACTACAAGTTGAAGCATCTACTGAAACTTATGTACCTATTACTTTAGATACTCAATTTGGTGTTGATATTTCTTTCAGTTCTGCTGATTTGACTTTAAGCATTGACGAGTTTGCTGATCGTTTCCTAAAGCCTGCAATGGCTACTGTAGCCAACAAAGTTGACTATGATGGTTTGCAGTTGTTTAGAGATGTAAACAACTTTGCTGGTACTGCTGGCGTGTTGAACGGTGGTTCTGTTACTTCTGCTCAAGTGCAACAAACTATTCTTGCAGCTCGTAGAAAGATGACTGAAAACGGTGTTCCTTATTCACCAAGAAACATTACTGTTGATCCTAATTCATCAGCTAACATTGTTTCTGGTTTAACTAACCTGTTTAACCCATCTGGCACAATCTCTAAAATCTTTAACAATGGCGCATTAGGTGATGGCGTTTTAGGTTTTAACTTTGCTGAAGATGCCAACGTGGCTTCATTTACTCCACAGGCGGCTGGTTCATTAACTGCTATTAGTGCTGTTCCTGCTTCAGGCGCAACTACTTTGGCTGTTACTACAACTGCTGGTACTGTGCCTCGTGGTACTGTATTTACTGTGGCTGGTGTATTTGCAATTAACCCACAAAGCCGTCAATCAACTAACTCTTTAATGCAGTTTGTTGTTACTGCTGATACTGTTGTAACCACTTCTGGTACTTTGCCAATCTATCCTGCTTATATTCCATCAGGTCAGTTTGCAACTTGTATCGGAACTCCTGGTTCAACTGCGGCTATTGTTCTATTGTCTGGCGCTGTTGCGGCTGGCCCTTATGCACAAAACTTGGCTTATCATAAAGATGCGTTTACTTTAGCATCTGCTGATTTGTTGTTACCAGGTGGTGTTGATATGGCTGAGCGTGATAACTTTGATGGTATTTCAATGCGTATGGTTCGTCAGTACGACATTAATTCTGATTTGTTCCCAGTTCGTTTTGACGTACTATACGGATGGAAAACTATCTATCCAGAGTTAGCTGTTCGTATAACTGGTTAATATCATTTATGGTGGGTGTAATAGCCCACCTTTTAAACTATTTTAGGAGGCACTTATGCCAGATTTAAATAATAACAGCTTTGGTATTGGTCAGTTAGATGGCAAATTACCAATAGCTTCATACGCATCATCATCGTATCAAATCAATGGCGGTTCTGCTATTGCTGCTGGTGCTTCTGTCACTGAAACCATTACTGCTACTGGTATTTTAACAACTGATCTTGATGTTGCTGTTAGAGCAAGGGACGTTGTATGGTCTGCAATCCCAAAAGGCTTGCAATTAGTATCAAGCGTTGTATCTGCTACTAATACAGTAACTGTTGTGTGGCGTAACTCTTTAGCTGTTGCAATTCCTGCTGGCGCAATCCCTGCCGCTGGTGTGTGGACTGTTGCCGCTTTAGGTCAATTTAGTAAATAAAACCCCAGACCACAAGGAACGTGGTCAACTAATTTTTTGGCTGGAGCATAAACAATGACTACAAGTGTAACTGCTCAAACAATCATTAATGGTGCATTACGTTTGTTACAGGTTGCGTCAACTGATGTAACTATAACCGCTGATGAATCTAATGATGCTTTTGAAGCATTAAATCAAATGGTTGATGGTTGGTCTAATGAAAGCCTTATGTTATACCATGTGCAACTTGAGCAGTTTACTTGTACTCCAGGGTTAAATCCACATACTATTGGTGTAGGTGGTAGCTTTAGTACAGACGTTCCAATACATATTGAAGCATCAACCGTTACTGTCGGTGGTGTTGATTATCCAATCATACAGATTGATTATGATGATTATGCAGTTATAAAGTTAAAAACATTGCAGAATGTTTATCCAGAGTACATGTATTTTGATCGTAATTCGCCAATACTTGGCAATCTTTATATGTATCCTGTGCCATCAACGGCATCTACTATTAATCTTTATAGTCGCAAACCATTAACGCAATTTGCATCATTAACAACACCAATTCAATTACCAGTTGGCTATGCTAAAGCATTAAAGTATTCATTAGCTGTTGAGTTAGCGCCAGAGTATCAGGTGTCCGCTGGTGCTGATGTTATTCAATTAGCTATTGGCGCTAAAGCTAATTTAAAACGCACCAACAGAAGGCCATTAACTTTGCAAATTGACCCTGCTGCATTAGCAGTTAGTGGTAAACGTAGATTTAACATCTATACAGGGCAATAAGATGAAATATGACGACATGCTTTTTAATTTAAGTTCTCAAATTAAACAAGCGCCAAAAAAAACAAAGGCAATAGATCAAGATACTAAACAACTTGATTCATTAGCCAATAAAATGATAGGAAATTTATTAAATAAATTGCCTCCACAAAAATTAGATGCTCACGCAACATTATCTATTGAACATGATGCAAAACACTGGGAAGGGTTAATAGAAAAGCTGAAAGAATTAGTAATAACACCTCCAAGCGTTAATATTTCTCCTGCTTCTATTAATGTGTCCGCTCCTGACAATACAGCTATTGCAAACGCATTAATTGAGCATGGGCAACATATGGCTAAATTAGGTCGATTATTAACGCAGAAAAAAAGCATTACCTTAAATGTTTTGCGTGATGAAGATGGTAAAATAGCTCAAATTGTTATTGAGCAGGAATAATAATGGCTATTTATAATAAAGTTGCAGGCGCTATTGCTTTATTAGAAAGCACGGTTAATTCCGCTACAGATCAATGGGGCGTTGCTTTAGCTATAACAGCGCCAACCAATACAACCTTTATTGCTGGCACAACTGATTTAGTAACTGGAAGTGGATACACACAGGGTGGCGCTAATGTCACGACAACATCATCTAGTGAAACCGCTGGCGTATATAAATTAGCTTTAACTTCTCCACCAACGTGGACAGCTACAGGCGCAGGGTTTAGTTTTCAATATGTAATCTTAGTTGATAAGACCCTTAATGCTTCCATAGGGTATTGGGATTACAGTTCAATAGTTGCATTAAATGGTGGCAATGCTGATACTTTTACAGCGTCCTTAGATTTAATTAACGGTGTTTTTCAGGTAGCATAATATGACGCTAGTAGTAAATGATAGAGTACAAGAAGTTTCAACTTCAACTGGTTCTGGGCCATTTGTTCTGGGCGGAGGCGTTACAGGATACCAAACATTTAGCGTAGGAATTGGCAATACAAATAGCACTTATTACACCATTACCAATGGCACTAATTGGATGGACATTTTAGGTACATATACCTCTGCCGCCAATTCAATCACTGTTGATAAAATATTAACTTCAAGTGCAGGCGGTACAACCGCTGTTTCCTTTGCTGCTGGCACTAAGAATGTATTTTGTACCTATCCTGCGGCAACGGCTGTGTTAGCCGCTCCTGCTGCATACCCCACTGTCCAACCAACCCTCAACCTAGACTTTGCCAACAGCAAAACCGTAGACCCTCGCATTACGTTCGTTAGAAACAGCACAGCGACTTATTATGATGGTAAGACGACTGCTAAGGCTGAGGAGAATTTGTTGTTGCAGAGTCAAGACTTCAGCAACGCTGTTTGGATTAAAAGTGCCATAACAGCAACTGCTCCAGTAGTAACAGGAAATGCTACAACTGCACCTGATGGGACAACTACTGCATCGCAAATTGCATACCCAGCAGTTACAGGAGTAAATGCTTTTTCAATTGTATTTCAAGCCCCTACTCAAATAAATACTTTAATTTACACAGATTCAGTTTATTTAAGAGGGTCTGTTGGTGGTGAAGTTATATATTTGATGTGGACACCAAATGGTTCTACTTCTGTCAAAACAACTTGCACATTAACAACATCTTGGCAACGATTTACCCTTAATCATACTGCTGGTGCATCCATAAATTATATTCAATTAGGCGTGGATTTAAGAGATATAACTCAATCAGCTCAAGTAGCTCAAACAATATACGCTTGGGGCGCACAACTCGAACAACGCTCCTCAGTCACCGCCTATACTCCAACTACCACCGCACCTATTACCAACTACATCCCAGTATTAATGACTGCTGCTGCTGGTGTGCCACGCTTGGACTATAACCCGATAACAGGGGTGGCGTTGGGGTTACTGATTGAGGAGCAGAGGACTAATCTTTTTACTTATAGTCAATCATTTATTTCTCATACTGTTGTGTTATCTGCTGTTTCTGGCACTTTTGTTAATGGTGAAACAGTAACTGCTTCTGGTGGAGGGACGGGTGAATACCTATTAGATAAATCAACAGCTACACTTGCTGCTATTTATAATGGTACAGGAACTTTTACTGGAACATTAACAGGAAGCACTAGCGGAGCTACAGCTACGTGTGGAACAGTTACGTTAATTTGGACATTAACTAATAGCACAGTAACAGCGGCAGCGACTATTGCACCAGATGGTACGCAGACTGCATTTAACTTGGTAAGCAACACAGCAACCGGATTACAAGCGATTGCGCAAACAGTTACTAAAGCTGCATCAGCTTTAGCTTATACATCAACGGTTCACTTTAAAGCTAATCAATATACATATTCATGGTTACAAATATCTGATGGTGCTGGTAATGGTGCTATAGTTTATTTCAACCTGGCCACTGGTGCTATTTCTACCGCTGTTGCTGGTATTGGAACTGCGTTTACTGCTTTGTCTGCAACTACACCTACATCAGTTGGTAACGGTTGGTATAGATGCAATATCACAGGTACAAGTAACACAGCTACAAGTTTAGTTACTCAGTTTGGTAGTTCAACTAATGGCACAAGTAACTCGGTTGTTGGTAATGGTTATAGCGGTGTATTTATCTGGGGAGCGCAAGCAGAATGACGAATTCTACCATGTTCTCTAGTATGGCAACCTCTGCAAAGAGTAATCAAATTGTCAATAGCATTATTCCTGAGTTCTCTTTCAGTAGTAGTGCCTTTGCCGTCAATATGGTGGACATGCAGGTCGTCTTTAGTTTGGCAATGCTGACATGTGTAATTGTCTCTTTCAAGGGCTGTTTTTCTATTGCCTCCAAAGGTATAATTATCTTTAGCTTTTTCTGTGTATTTTTTAAGTCTATCTTTATCAGAAGCAAGCCACTCATGTATTTTTTTAACTTCTGCTTGTTTTTGGCAACTTGGGCATCTATGTTGTGGCCCAGCTTTATAAACAAAATCATCAGCACATTCAGGACACATAAGAACGGTGCCAATAACTATTGCACCAGCTTTTTTCCTCATCTCTTTAAGTTTGGTTATATTTTGTTGTTGCCTATAAGCAGGTTTACAGGACTCGCAAACTTTTTGTGTGGTACCAGATGGCTTATAGTCACAATCACAAACAATACAATTTTTAATTTTATACCCAGACTTAGTTTCACCATGAGCAGAAAGGGCGCAAGGCTTGCATCGCTTAGTATTTGGAGAAAGTTTAGTAAACTCAATATTGCAATCGGGGCAGTTAATGATTCCGTATGTTTTCATAATAATCTCAATAAGAAGCTAAAGTTTTCTTATTATAACATAGGTAATGAATATGGCTAGCTTTGCAACATCGTATATACCCACAGTTGCCACCACGATAACTCGTGCTGCTGATGCTGCGTCAATGGTTTCGACTAACTTTAGCTCTTGGTATAATCAGAGTCAAGGGAGTTTTTACTTAGATGTTGATTCTGCCAAAGGTGATTATCCACAACTTTTTGAATTATTTTCTTCTAGTAATGCGTATTTAAAAGTAGGCAAAGAATTTGCTAACTCTTTACCTGCTACTACAATAGCATATAGAGCTGGAAATTTTGGGGATATTTACTATATCAATACCACAGCAACACAAGGCAAACTTGCGTTTAACGTAACTCTTTTAGATACAAAAATATCAGTCAATGGCGTTGCGCCAGTTACAGCTACCATTACTCAAGGTAAACAGCTTGGTATTTTTAATACATTATCTATAGGATATAGTATTGCTAATGGTGGAAGATATTGTAATACATACATAAAGAAACTCACCTACTATCCAAAAGCACTCACATCAACCGAATTAGTCGCTCTCACAAGCTAAGGGAATATTATGAATATATATAAAGTATCTCAAGACTGGACTGGCAGTCATGAGATTTACGGTGAAGCATGGGTATGTGTGGCTGAAGATGAAGAATCGGCAAAGTTCAGTAAATTAGACCATTGGGAAGATATAGAAGTCTATTCAAATCCCGATGACGAGAACAGTGAAATAGTACCCTTCACCGATTTCAAAGTAGAGTTTATATCAACGTATGATGGCCCAATAGAAGAACCACACATTATCTTAGTGAGTTATCCGGAATGAAAAGACTAATACTTACAAGCCCCACAGGGCTTACTTTTGACCAACTGACACCTGAGCAACAGGCGGGTATTAGCTCTGTATTTGCTCAGTACATTATGCCAATGCCGGGTACGATCAGCTATGGTACTGAAACTTATACAATCACTACGCCTGACCCTGAGTCTACAACAGATGCACCATTACCCGACATTATCACAGTGTACACGGGGTTATCAATCCTAGACGCAACAACAACAGACAATTTTACTGTTGAAGCAATTACAGCACTAGACCTACCGTTTACCGTGATGGGTATGTGGCAATGGGAAGGCAATGCTGAGTCCTCTTTAATTGAACTTGAACCACTAGACCTTAGTTTTATTAACTATCTACCTGATACGACAGACGAGGACGGTGACCCTGTCCCTCCTGTTTTGCATATACCTAATAATTGGGCTGGCTGGCCTGAGGTGATCTTATGAGTACATTAATAGGCACAGAACCAGATCAAGTGCCAGTCAATGGTATGCTTGGGGATATGGCATTCCAAAACAAAGTAGCCGTTACTATTGGTACGCTGACGTCAAACGGTACACCATCAACTGATTTACCAACGTACAGTGCAGAGTTTTTAACTACAGCCACTTGGACTTCAACAGGCTGGACGGGTAACAACACGACAGGTTGGGTCAATGGTGCTAGTAATGTATCGCCTTTATCGTATCCCACAGCCGCAGTATCAGCTACAAAGTATCAAATTGCTTATACAGTAGTGCGGAGTGCGGGGTCGTTTACACTTGCCTTTGGTGGACAATCAGTAGCTGGTATTACTGCAACAGGTGCGTTTGGGCCAACTGCTACAACAACGGGTAATCTAGTTATAACACCGACTGCTACATTTGTTGGATCAATTATTGTATCTATCAAATCGCTAACGGCTGTGTCTACTCCGGTTATCTCACTCAAAGATTCAACCAACACCGTACGCTTTGAAGCAAGGGTAAATACAGCAACTGGCAACACATTTCTTGGTTTAAATTCAGGTAGGTATAACACAACAGGTGGCAGCAACACAGCAAGTGGTGTGTCTGCACTTCAGAACAACACCACAGGTACTAGCAACACAGCTAGTGGTGTGAATGCACTTCTGAGCAACACCACAGGTTACAATAATACTGCAAGTGGTGTGTCTGCACTTCTGAGCAACACCACAGGCTACCAGAACACAGCTAGTGGTGTGAGTGCACTCTTCTACAACACCACAGGCTACTACAACACAGCTGTAGGTGTGAGCGCCCTCTTCAGCAACACCACAGGCACCCAGAACACAGCTAGTGGTGTGAGCGCCCTCTTCAGCAACACCACAGGCACCCAGAACACAGCTAGTGGTGTGAGCGCTGGGCGCTACATTGCTGACGGAGCAACAGCACTAACTATAACAAATAACTCGACTTATGTTGGTTACAACACCAGAGCCTTAGCTAACAACAATACGAATGAAACAGTTATTGGTTATAACGCCATAGGTATTGGATCAAACACAACTACTATTGGTAACTCATCAACACTGGCTACTAAAGTATTCGGGGTGCAAGCATCAGGTCAAGTAGCACCGACCATAGCCAGTGCTACAACCATTGCGCCTACAACCAGCATTGTGTTTGTATCAGGTAATATCAGCATTGCAACCATCACACCGCCTACGGGCATAGCAACAACAGGTGGTCAAATTACATTGATTCCAACAGGGGTATGGTCTACCACAACAGCAGGGAATATAGCTTTGGTTACAACGGCTGTAATTGGCGAAGCCTTGATAATGACGTACGATGCTGTTACTTTAAAATGGTATCCGTCATACATTAAACCTGTTTTTGGTTCTTTTTATGACACAACTACTCAGACAGCAACATTAACTACAATAGCTTATTTGGTGGGGTGCGCTTCAACACTCATAAGTAATGGGGTATCTATATCAGCAGGCAGAATTACGGTGGCCATAGCTGGTGTATATAATTTTCAATTTAGTATACAAACAGCCAACCCAACAGCGTCAATAGCTGAAACTTCATTCTGGGTTAGATATAACGGAGTTGATGTTGTTAATTCTGCGTCAACAACAGGGATACCAGTTAAGCGTGGCAGTATAAATGGACAAATAATTTTATCATTAAACCAATTATTTAATATGGCGGCAGGGGATTATATTGAACTTTGGTGGCATTCAGATGTGGCAGGGGTATTACTAGAAACACTTCCTGCAACAGCTACGCCTGTAACGCCTCAATCCCCTGGTGTTATTTATACTATAAGTAAATTATAATGGTTTTTGGATTTGGGTCATTTGCTTCAGCACCGTGGGCATCATTACCAGATGCGCCTGCTGCAAAAGTAAGTTATGCGCTAACTTGCGCTACAGGAAGTTATATTTTTGTTGGCAACAATGCAACACTAACTTATGTAAAAAAACAACCAGTAAATTTATACGGTGGAGCTGGCACATATAAAGGCAAATTAAAAGAAGAACCTGAGCAATATAATGAAGAAGATGATGAAGAAATGATTATAATAGCACTAGCCTGCCAACTTATTGAAATGAGGGTTATTTAATGCCACAAGAAATAAAACTATTTGGTTTAGGCCAACAATCAAAATCATCTAACATTACTGCTATGCATCGTCTTAATGTTTATTATGATGTGCAAGCTGATACTGACAAAGCAAATGTTGTTGCTTATGGAACGCCAGGTACTGTATTATTTTCAACGGTATCTTCAAGCCCTAGCCGTGGTATGCACTGGATGGAAGCCAATAATGCGTTGTATGTTGTGCAACGTGGTGATTTGTGGTCAATAGCGGCAGATGGAACGGCAAATATAATAAAGCCAACTTATTATACTTTTACTGTATCTGGTGTAACTGTATTGCCAGTAATCTACTCAAGCACCTACAGCAATAATGGCTGTATATTTACCGTTCAAACCGTTAATATTACCGCTGGCTCTGGTACTATTGTTTGCAGTAAAACAAGCGGCACAGCGCCATCAGCAAGCGGCACACTAACCAAAACATTAGGCACAGGTGATGCAACTATTGCATTTTCTGCCTTTACATCTACAACACGCACATTAACTAGTATCAATCCAACTGATATTAATGGTCGTGTAAGTATGGCTAATAATGGCGCTCAACTTTGTATTGTTACAGGCACTTATGGCTATATTTATAATCCAACATTAAATTCATTAACAGGTATTACTGCATTGTTGCCTGCTGGTGGTGCTGATACTGTTACTTTTCTTGATTCATATTTTATTGTTAATCGTGCCAATACAGGACAGTTTTATATATCTGGGCAGTATGACGGCTTAACATGGGATGCTTTAAACTTTGCAACTGCCGAATCTAATCCCGATAATCTACAAGTGGTTATTGCTGATAAAGGTTACTTGGCGTTACTTGGTACGTCAAGCATTGAACTATGGGTAAATAGTGGCGCACAAGCGTTTCCTTTTGAACGCATCAACGGAGCGCCATCACCGTCAGGATTAATGGCTAGATGGTCATTAAGCCGTTGTGGTGACTTTTTAACAGGGTTATTCAAGAACAAGCATGGCGCATTATTTATTGGTCAACTACAAGGCTATGAAGTAATTCAAGTGTCAACGCCAGATATTGATTACATTATTAATCAATATGCTTCACCATCTGATGCCGTTGGTTTTGGTTATACGTTGAATGGGCGTATCTATTATCAAATTACATTTCAATCAGAAGGTAAAACTTGGCTATATGATGTAATGTCAAATGCTTGGTCACAATTAAAATCATGGGATATGACTCGCCACTTTGGTGATTTGTGTTGTGCTTTTAATACTAAGTTGATTGTTAGTGACTATAACAGCGGATTGTTATCTTATTTTTCACAGCAAGCATTTACTGATAACGGCCTGCCTATTGAACGTGAGCTATCAAGTGGACACTTGTTTACTACTGGTAGAAATAAAGTGCGTGTAAGCCGTTTAAGGCTTGATATGGAAGGTGGTATGGGCAATTCTAGTGTAATAGGAAGTAACCCAAAAATTATGCTATCTATAAGCCGTGATGGTGGGCATACTTATGGCCAAGAATTATGGGTAAGTATGGGTGCATTAGGCGAATATTCTATGCGAGCTGAATGGCGTAGACTTGGTTGGGCTAGGGATTTTGTGTTTAAAATTAGAATGACTGATCCTGTTAAGTTCTTGCTAATGCAAGGTGTTATTGAAGCAACAGAGGCGAGTAAATAATGGCAAGTCTAGCGGATATGGTGCGTCAAAACAAAATGCAGTCTATTCCCCAAGATAAATTATTGGGTGGCTTATCGTCTGGACTTGGCGCTGTTCGTAATTTTGGCAATAAAGTAAACGTGCCGTATCTTGGCGGCATGGGCGACATGTTTCTTGGTAAGTCACCAGAAGAAATAGAAAACTGGTCTTATGGTAATTCACCATTTCAATCTACAGAAATGGGGTTGCCACAAATTAAAAGGGAACGTAAACAAAGTTTAGTAGATGCGCTTTCTGCTTTAACCCCAATGGCAAAAATGACTGAAGGGTTGCCAGTTGGTATGAGTATTAAAAACATTCGCATGGGGGATTTTGGGTTTGACCCTAGATTTGACCCTAGAAAATTAGAGCAAGAAAAATTAAAAAATTTAACAACTTCTATTGATGTTCCTGATACACAAATACAAAATATATCTTTGGCAGACTATGAGGGTTATCCATTTATAACTTCTATGTCTGATAGAACTAATGTTGGAAAATTACAATCTATAAATGACGTTCCTTTAAATGTAGATTTACAAGGTGGTCAAGATTATATGTTTAATAATCCTGGGCAAGTTTGGGCATCAGGAAATGCGCCTGTTAGTTCTATTATGAAGTATGCAAAAAACTTAAAAGAATGGACTGGTAAAGATCCATTATATTTACCCTGGCGTATGTCGCCAACAGGTGGCGATTTTGCAAATATGACTGGCGAAACAATGCTTAAATATATGAGCAATAACATGTCTAATAAAACACAAAGATTAGTAAATAAAGATATAAAAACATTTATTCCTAATTTTAAAGGACTTGGATCTTTAGAAGGTATAGATCAATTTAGAACAGCTTCAGACACTACTAGAAAAGCATTAAAAAATATGCTTGATAAAACTTATAGAAATGAAGGGGGATTAAGTATTGGAGAAGCTCGTCTTGCTGTTGCAGATCCAAATCAATTATCATCACCAGTTTTAGGATTACAAAATGTAGGTCAAATTTTTGCAAACGATAAGATTATTAATTCTTCTGGGCATCGAGCATATCCAAAAGGCGTTCCAGGGCAAGGTTTAGGTAAATTAAATCAAGATATTATGGCGCATGAGCTTTTGCCACATGTTGTATCTACAAGAAATATGCAAAACCCTAGAAAGCCAAGCGATTCTGATAGACGATCTATGGAATTAGGTATATATTCGGGGCAGATAACATCTGATATATTAAAGTCTTTAGGCTATTGATATAAATAATTAATATTAAATTTATCAGCTAAATTTTGATTATAATGTTTTTTTATAAATTCTTTAACTGTATGTTCTGTTGTTTGTTGTATTTTATAAATAATGCAATACGATTCAAAAAGCGATAGAGATTCCATCATTTTTTTAGACATTTTAATATTTCTGTTGACTATAGTTTTCATAAATAAATTGTAACATAAAAATTATTAAGAGGTAAATAATGAACTTCCCACAACCACCAATACACGCTGCACCAATAGCAGGCATATTGCCGTGGGTGCAATGGTTTAGTCAGACAGTTGCTAATTTAATAACATTGTCTACTTCTGTTGATACCTTGCAAACAGGCCCAGCGTTCAGTGCTTATCAGAGTACGTTACAGGCACTGCCAGCTTCTACATTTACTAAAATGCTATTCCAGACTGAGGAGTTTGATACTAATAACAATTATGATACTGCTACTTCTCGGTTTACCCCAACAGTAGCTGGGTATTATCAAGTTAATGCTTGTTATCAGATAAGCCCAACAGCTTGCCAGCTTATATGTGCCGTTTATAAAAATGGTGCAGTATATAAGTATGGGGGCGTTCCTACTGTAGCAGCACTAGCTACTGTGTCTGCTATTGTACTTTGTAACGGGACTACCGACTATATTGAGATTTTTACATCTACAAGTGTCGCACAGAATAGTATAGCGACAGCGGCACCTACCTACTTCCAAGCAGCAATGATAAGGCCAGCATAAGTTATGATAGAGTTTAATTTACCAATAATAGCTGAAAAGTATAAACAAGATTTAGCATTGTTATCTAACATACAAAAAATTGAACTAGCAGAATATTATTTATTAAATTATGCAGGGGGTACAACAGAGGTTGATTGGCCTTTAAGCCATACCATTTGCAATAAAACTTATGTACGGCAAATTACTTTACCAAAGGGCGCACTATTAACTGGTCGTGTACACAATTATGACCATACAAGCATTATTTCAACTGGTGATGTATCCGTATTAACAAATGAAGGAATAACTCGCATAAAAGCGCCTGCCACTTGGATTTCTAAAGCTGGCACTAAACGCTTAATTTATGTGCATGAAGAAACAATATGGTCTACAATCCATGCAACAAAACATACTGAAATTGCAGAAATTGAAGATGAATTAGTTCATCAAAGCGACTTGTCGTGGATTGATGAATCCATCAAATTAGGAGTTATACAATGAGTTTTGTAGCAGTAGGTGTAGGCGTAGCAGGGGCGGCAATAAGCGCAGGAACTTCTGCGGCAAGTAGTGCGGCTTCATCAAAAGCAAATAAAGAAGCGGCTAAAATTCAAGCTCAAAAATACGCAGAAGCTAAAGCCGCTTTAGAAAAAGCAGAGGCAGCTGCACAAGGATACATTAAGCCTTATGCAACGGTTGGAGGTAGCGCACTTGATGAGTTAGCGTATGGCATGGGGTTGACTACTCCAACAGAAGGCTATACAAGCGCAAACACGCAAAAGGGTGGTTTAGCTAATTATGGTATGGATCAATATCAGCAAGATGTTGGTTACACGCCTATGGTTAATTCATTGGCTGATTTGCAAGCAACGCCAGGTTATCAATTTCAATTAGAACAAGGATTGCAGGGCGTTAATAATTCCGCAGCCGCTAGGGGCGGTTTGTTGTCTGGTGCTAACATGAAAGCTATTAATGACTACGCACAAGGGCAAGCTTCAACAGGTTATCAGAATGCGTGGGATAGAGCGCAAAATGCTTATACTAATGCTTTTAGTCGTAATCAACAAAAATTTACCAACTTGCAAGGAATGGCTGTTAGTGGTCAAAATGCTGCTGTTAATCAAGGAGGGTATGCAATAAGTACAGGAGCAGCGTTGTCAAATTTGGCTACTAATAATGGTAATAATATGAGTAATTTGGCGTTAGGACAAGGCCAGATAAATGCTAGTAACATAAGTGGAATTGGTAATGCCATCGGTGGAGGTGTGTCTAGGGTTGGTGGTCTTATGGGTGGTGGAAGTAGCGGTGGAATGGGGCAAGCCAATGTTAATTTTGGCTCAAATACTGGTGGCGGAACTGGTGGCGGTTGGCCTCTTTAATAATATAGGATTAATGACAATGTCAGAATTAAACGTACCAAATTACATGACCACCAAACCTTATAGCGTAGCTGACTTATACGATATTACGGATAAAACTCGCTCTAATCAACAAGAGTTTAAAATGAATGAAATGAAGATGATGGAGGCAGAAAGAAACGCTCCTATTAATCGTCAAATGCTGGAAGCGCAAACAAAAAATTATAATGCTGATGCTGATTTAAATGCACAGAAAGTTCATCAACAAAAAATAACAATGGGTTCTAATATTGCAAAGCAAATATTGGCGCAAGCATCTAAAGTTGCACCAGAAGGAACACCAGAGTTTGACCAAGCTGTAGAAAAATATGGAACGCCTATGCGTCCAATAGTTGCTAGTGCTTTTGGTCATCAAGATGATCCATCAAAACCTATTGACATTAATGGGCTTAAATCATTGGCGGCTATGGGCGCAGCAAGCAATGAATATCATCCAACTGTCAATACAAGCACAGGTATATTAGAGTTTAAAGATGGTGCGTTTGCTCCTATGCTTAATGCACAAGGCCAACCATACATGCCTGGCGCTTATGATGTTGGCAATAAGTTTGATATTGGCATGGCAAATACATTAAGTAAATTAGTTGAGCAAGGGCATATTCCATTGGAGCAAGCACAGGCAATCCTTAAAAGCCAAGTGATGGGGCAGGGTCAACAACAACAGCCAATGCAACAACAACAGCCACAAATGATGCAACAGCCAATGCAACAAGAGCAAGCGCCACCAGTTAGCTATAACTTTCAAAACACCCCACAGGGGCAATCTGACCTAAACTTGGCACAAGAATATGCGGCTAATGTTGCACAACAAAAACTTGATTATGAGAAAAAACATGGTATTCCTACAGCAGACCAAAGAAAACAAGCTGAAGTAGACATAGAAACCAAAGCAAAATCATTTGAAAATGAGGAAAAATTAGCTAATAAATATCAAAGTGAATCTAAAGCATTTAGAGATTTGTCAGATGCTTATCAAAAAACTAATATTTTATTTGATAAGGCAAAAGATTCTGCTCCTGCCACATTAGCGGCTGCAACTGCTTACATGAAATTACTTGACCCTGGTTCTGTTGTAAGAGAGTCAGAATTAGGCATGGCGTTAAATGCAACAGGCAAACTTGATAAAACCGCCAATTATATGAATAGAATTAGTAAAGGTGAAGTATTAACTGATTCTCAAATTAAATTATTTAAAGAGGCTACTAAAGACGTTTATAAAGCCGCAACAAAGCAACAGCGTTTGCTTGATAAAAATTACAAAGAAGTGGCATTGCGTAACAAATTAAATCCTAAAAATATTATACAAGACGTTGGGCAGTATGGCGTTTATAATTCTAAAGAAGAAGTAAAAGCCGCTGTTGCTAACGGTGATTTAGAATTAGATGACGCACATGAGATTTTACGCAACAAATTTGGCTTGGAGTAACTAGCATGAGAGCAAAACAAAACGCTATTGATTACTTGTCTGATGTTGCGCCAAAAGACAAAAAGAAAGGAATGTCGGCTGTTGATTTTTTATCTGACGTTACTCCAACCAAAAAAACAGAAGAAACAATTACTGCTGAACCATCTATGCTTGACCAAGCAGAAAGATACGCTGGTTTAGGTGGTCGTGCGGCTATAGAGGGTGTGGCTGGTATTCCTGGGGGCGTATATAACTTTGCCTCTACTGTATCTAACTTACCAAGTCTTATACAAAAAAAAGAAATACCAGAAACTAATGAATGGGGTGTTCCAAGCAGTATAGACACGCAACAATATGGTACTAAATTAGCTGATTATTTAAAGCTAACACAGCCTACAGAAGCAGAACAGAAGCCAATGGAGTATGCTAGATTAGCATCTGGTTTATTAGCTGGTGGTGGAACAATTAGGGCATTAGGTGGCGCTATTCCTGCTGGAATTAGAGCAATATCTGGGGCTAACGCACCTGTAGTTAATGTGGTTGGTGGATTAGGCGGTAAAGCTGGTGGTGAAATTGCTGGCGGTATGGTTGATGAATCATCGCCAACTTTAAAAACTCTTGCAACAATAGCTGGCGGCATAGCTGGGGGCGGTGGATCATCTAGTTTAGCTAGTATGGTTAAGCCAACATCAAGAGCAGCATTAAGAACAGCACAAAGCAGTTTTGGCGCATTAGAACCATTAGCAGGAAGATTGTTAAACCGTCAAGCTGGTGAAGAAGCAGATGTGGTTGCAGGATTGCTTGAAACTGGTGGAGTACAAGGCGTTAAACCTATTGCTGGTTTTAAACCAAAAACTTCTGACATAGCAGGCAATGCTGGTATATCTTCATTAGCAAGGTTTGTTGAGATCGACCCTTATGCCTCAACTGTACTTAGTGAGCGTTTATTTAATAATGCAAAATCATTAAAAGATTATATTAATAAAACTATAGGCTCTAACGCAAGTAAAGCCAAAAAAGAAAATTATTTATATGAAGTTGTTGATACCGTTTCTAAGCCTATGCGCGATAGAAATTTACCAACCAACATTGATAATGTTGTTGCTTCTCTTGATGATGCGTTGCTTAAGCACAAAGGCAATCCAGCTATTGAAAGCGCATTACAAAGTATTAAAGAAAAGATTCCGCAAGGTGACGTTGGTTTTAATGAGGTTTATAATTTTAAACAATACATTGATGATGCGTTGCGTGGTAAATATGACGATCCTGCCTCTATGCAAATTGCAAAATCAGGAACTGCATTAAATAATGTTAAAAAAGAATTGTCCGATTCATTAGGCACGGTTGAACCAGACTTTAAACAATTTTTAAAAACGCAAGCGATTGGCATTAGGCAGATTAATCAATCAAAGCAAGCTGAAAAAATGATTAATCAAGCCACCAACAAAACACCTATTGTTAGCAATAGAAGTGGTGTGCAAGAAGAAGTATTTCCTTTGTCTGCGGCTAATTTAAAGACTCAAACACTTAATAAAAAAGATATGGAAGATTTGTCGCTTAATCAACGAGCAATCATGGAAAACGCACAGAGAGCGGCAACAGCAGGAACAAGAGGTAGCATGGGCATGGCTAGGGGATCAAACACCATGCAAAATGTTAAGATGGAGCAACTTATATCTGACGATGTTACTAGGGCGTTGCTTGGCTCTGATGTTAAAAATCAACCAGGCATATTATCTAATATTCTACGTCCAGTAACAAAAGGCCTGTCAAATGTAACGGGTAGAACTGGTGAGATAGCAGATATATTAGCAAAAGCCGAGCTTGATCCTGCTTATGCCGCCATGTTAATGCGTAAGTATAAACTGTCTGGCCCAATTGATATGAAATCTGCGGCTGGTCGTAATGCGCTCTATGGTGCATTAACGCAATACCAAAATAAATAATCATGATAAAATTATTAAAACAACACAAGGTAAATAACAATGCCATCAGTTAAAATTTCACCGCTCTTTAATGATGCCCAACTTGACAATAATGGCTTGCCATTGTCAGGTGGTCTTGTTTATTGGTACATTGCAGGCACTACAACGCCAGTTATTGTATATTCAGAATCAAGCGGCTCTGTAGCTAATACAAACCCTGTTGTTCTTAACACAAGGGGTGAGCCAACAAATCCAATTTGGTTGCAAACAGGAAACGCCTACAAAGCTATTCTTAATGATTCATCTGGAAATTTACTTAGAACTGTTGATAACATATCTGGGGTAAATGACACATCTGTTCCGATCATATCAGAATGGGTGTTGTACGCTGGAGCTGCAACGTATCTTAGTGGCACAACATTTAGCGTGGTTGGTGACGCTACAGCGACATTTGATAACACAAGGCGTGTAAAAGCTACGGTATCGGGTACGGATCGTTACGGCACAATTAATGGGGCTTCTGTGTTTGCCGCTGGCGTAACTACAGTAACGCTAGTGCTTGATAGTGGCGTACTAGATGCTTCATTAGCAACGGTTTATTATGGATTTTTAGATCCTGCTTTTCCTTCTTTTGATTCTAGTGGAGTAAACAGCAACACGCAGGCAGGCATACAATCACAATCTTGGACAGCATTTACAACTGGCGGCACTACAGGCGTTTATACACTTACTCCATTGCCTGCAATTACTGCTTACGCTGTAAATAAACGATTTAATGTAACTTTTAATTCTATAAGTGCAGCAACCAACACTATTAATGTTAGCGGTTTAGGTGCTAAATTATTAAAAATGTACCACAGCTCAGGCACTAAAATAGATGCTGTTTTTGCATTAAATCAAATAGCCGACATTATTTATGACGGTACTGATTTTGTGGTAGTAATACCAAGCTTTGTTTCTCCTGCTTTTAGTGGAACGCCTACAGCTCCAACGGCTGCTTCAGGAACAAATACAACCCAATTAGCAACCACAGCTAATGTAGTAAATACCGCAATAGGGTATGGTCAAGTTTGGCAAAATGTAACGGCAAGCAGAGCAGCAGCAACAAGCTACACTAACTCTACAGGTCGATCAATTATGGTAAATGTTGAATCTAATACAGCAGGCGGAACTGGTTATATGACTGTAAACGGCAATATTGCAGATTACGCACTGGCAAATTTTTATTCTTTCAATAGATATACAATAATAGTGCCTAATGGCTCTACATATCTTTGTAGTCAATTAACGGCTGGATTTGTTTGGATGGAGCTAAGATAATGATTTATTACCAAGATTTAACAGATTTACAAGTTTACGGATATGATGAAACAGACCCTAGTCAAGCACCTTATATTCAACAAGCTATAAATAATGGGTGGGTAGATATTACAGGCAACTGGCCTTTACCTATTTTGCCGACATTAGAGCAAAACAAAGCAACTGCGTCTGTATTATTAACGGCTACAGATTGGACAACCATTGCTGATGTTGCTGACCCTATCAACAGCCCTTATTTAGCTAACCAAGCTGAGTTTATTGCTTACCGTAACTTAGTAAGGCAAATTGCTGTTTATCCCACAGCAGGCGATTTAGTGTGGCCTGTTGCACCAAACGAGGTATGGTTATGATTGAACAATTAGTAGCAAAAACATTTGCAAGCCGTAATGCGGCACATCTACAACATTGGCGTACAAAATCTTATGCAGAGCATAAAGCATTGGAGAAGTTCTACAATCAAATAATTGATCTTGTAGATAATCTTGTTGAAGCCTATCAAGGTGCTTTTGGGTTGATGGGTGCTGTTGATGTTAAGCAAGTATCTCCTGCCAATATTACAACTCATCTTGCTAAAGAAGTTATGTGGCTAAATGAATACCGCTCTAAATGCACTAAAGGTCTACCAGCATTGGAAAACTTAATGGATTCTGTGACTGATCTTTATCTTTCAACTATTTATAAACTAAAGAACTTAAGCTGATGAAAGACTTTTTTTTAGCACGTTTAAAAGAACCTTCAAGCTGGAGAGCAGCGATATGGGTTGCCACATCTTTTGGTTTAATAGCATTTAAAGGTGAACAGGCTGAGGCGATTATTGCGTTGGGTATGGCACTTAGCGGGGCTTGTGGTATTATTACTCCTGACAAACTGCACAGTAAATAAATGCCAATTAATGCCAGAACTTGTTGAGCAAATTGGTTTTTCAGATGCCTTAATAGACGGTGGCAAAGCCGTCTTAACTTGTGAGTTTTAAATGAATTTAAAATCAACTGCAATAAGTAGTTTAGCAAAACTAGTTCTAGGTAGTAACCTGTGGGCAAATGCTCGCCATCTTGTGTCTACATTAGAAACTGATACAAGTTTAACAAATGCTGAAAAACGAGCATCTGTATTTAACGATCTTAAGCTACTAGCTGGTGGTGTGGGAAGCGTGTTAGTAAACTGCGCTATAGAACTTGCATTGCTCTGGATACGTGGCATTAGGGTATAATTATGGAACACCAGAGAGCGGATGATCCGGCAATGCAAACAGTAAGGGAACTTGCTACGCATAGTGCAGATATAAGGCACCTTCAGACTGATATGGATAAAATGACTAAAGACATGGAAGAGATAAAAGATGCTATTAGAGAAATAAGCAAAACTTTATCTGAAGCTAAAGGTGGATGGAAGTTGTTACTAGTAGTTGGTGGTATTGGCGCATCTGTAGCTACGCTGATTACTTGGTTTATTGATATGGTTAAACATTAATGTCTGCTTTAGAGATACTTTTAAAACTTATTAGAGATAGTGAAAATTGCAAATTAACTGCATACCAATGCCCTGCTGGGGTGTGGACAGTGGGGTGGGGTTTCACCGGGGCAGAAGTAAAGAAAAGTGTTTGTTGGACACAAGAAAAAGCTGATGAATGTTTGTTAATAACCGCCATGAGTGTTCTCGACCGAGCGGTAAAGTATTCCCCCGTACTAGCAACAGTCAATATTGAGAAATTAGCTGCAATAGCCGACTTCATATACAACTTAGGCATTGGCAATTATTCTAAATCAACATTAAAGAAACAAGTTGATGCGGGTAACTGGATAGCGGCTTCATCCGAAATAAAGAAATGGAACAAAGCCGCTGGTAAAGAAATGAAAGGGCTTACCGTCCGAAGATCAAAGGAAGCCGAGTTGTTGTTGATGTAGCATAAGGGTTGTTAGGGCTTTGTGGTGAAAACTGCGATCCATACTGCCCATTAGGATTATTAATGCTTGTTGGTGAGAATTGCGAGCCGTATTTGCCATAAGGATTGCTAGTCGAGTTAGGATCAAATTGGTTAGCTGATAACTCACCAAGATACGTTCCATCTGGTGCATATAACGAGGCGGCTTCTGCTGGCGCAATGTTAAACATAATTGATATAACCAACGCTACAGTTAAGTAAAGGTTAATCATTCTTGCTTTATAAAGTTTAGTTTCAATTTCTTCACAGCTATAAAATATCATTTTTATTCTCCAGGTTAGTTTTCGTAATAATTATTATTGCGCCAATCTATAAATAAATCACACTCTATTTTTTTTAGTTCTTTTTTAAAATCCCCGTGCCACATGTAATCCTTAGTATCCACTTCAATGGTTAGGTAGCGTTGGCAATCTTGTTTCTTATCGCAGTTGCTACCTAAGCAACGTGCGTTTTCATTTGGTAATGGATATTTCATTTTACTCATTACTTGCCTCTAATTTTATTCTTTTTATATAAGCTTGCTTTTCAATAATATAATAATTTTTATGCTCATCCATTACGGTCATATATTTTTTATTATCTTTTAATTGCATAGATTCTAAAATTTTATTGTGTTTTTTTATAAGCGTATTAACTTTAATCATCATTCACCTCCAATGCCATGTGCTTTTTCTACGCTTCTTATCCATCTAATGACGTATCTGACTTGATGATCGTCCATATTTTCAACAATCCCTTCTTTATCAAGAGCATATATAACATCTTCTGTTAAGGGTTTGGGTGGTGCAAACTCATTGACCCCTTGTCTAAACCCTTTCCCATACCATTCAATCTTTGTTTCTGCTAAAAGAGGCTCAGTCTGCTCAGGTTGGGCGAGGAGTTCTTGTATTTCAGCTATAAATCTTCCACCCAAAAATTTAGGGTCTGTGTCTAAGATTCTCTGCAACAGCTCTCTTTCTTTACTCATTCCCCACCTCCACACTAATATGATCCCCAACCCTCGGAGGGTTTTCCCCAGTTGCTTTAAGCCAATAATCAAGAAGATTAATTGCTTCTAACCATCCTGCTGGTGGGCATTTAGATTCTTGTTTTACCGTTGACAATGTACTCATTGAAGTATTAGTTTTCCTAGCTATGTCCGCCAAACTAAAACCTCTTACATGTAGCACTTGGAGCATTAATGCAAAATCAATATCTCGTTCCATTATTGCTCCTCCCATCTATTTCTTTGCGCCTTAGCTCATTACAAAACAATTCTACTTTTTTATTTCTATGCATAAATTCAACTATTTGTGCCGCCATGCCAGTAATCTTAATAGGTTTGCCTTTGCCAATAAAGGCCGATGCTTCCCGAATGTAAGGTAGCCACTCCATTATTGCAACTCTGTTATAAAGTACAGTTCCATCAAAGTGCATACCAATATGACTTGGTGCGCAGTATTTTTTATCTTTTAATATCTTTTCAAGGGTTAGTATTTTAACGCCAACCAGTTTAGCAACTTCTTTTTTGGTGATATTTAACTGCTCATCAATAACTGGCATATCAGGCATCTTTAACCTCAATGTTTTAGCTCTAGCACGAGCATTAATTGATAACTTGTTTTGTTGCCTGTAGCGTTGGTTATGCTCCTGCCTTTTTACAATGCGCTCTTGTTCGGTCATCATAAACAAATTCCTTCTATTACTAAAAAAATAAACGCTACAGTCATTGCAATTAATAATATTTTTTGGTGCTTGGTAAATGGTATTAATGGTGGGTTCTTGTAATCTTTCATAATCTTATTTCCTAAAAAAAATGCCAGCTTTTAACGGCTGGCGAGTGGGCTTCCCTTCAAGAAGTTATTAGTTGTAATGCTCTCCAGTTCATCGCATTCTGGACAAGAACATTAATGTCTGTGTACTTGGTGGATAATGTAGCGTTTTCTAGCAACTGAAAGAAACTTGATCCATCTGTTTCTATTATGTCAGCGTTAATCAATGCTTGCAGATAATCTACAAATGCTTGGGCTACTAGCGATCCACCAATTTGCTGATCGGTTAGCATATCATCAATTACGCTATCAAACTCCATACTTGCTTCTTCACGGTCATCATAGGCAAACATTAGAAGTCACCTCTTGGAGCAACAAACGATGGTACGTTGGTGGGTAACTCCAACACTTGGTAGATACGTTCACCTTTTGGTGAATTATCAATGATAAACATGCCTGAGCCAGTCTTGTGGATCTGGACAGAATGGCTGTCCTTGGCATAGGTCGTTCCAATTATAAAGCCACAAGTCATGGCTGTTATTATAATTATTGCTATTTGTTTATTGTTCATTTTAGTTTCTCTCGTTGTTGTTGAAGTGTGGTTATCTTAAAACTAAGAAATACTTATGTCAACACTACAATATTAATTATTAATATTTTAATGTTTCTATTTGTTCTTTAGCATGTAAAAACCCTTTTCCAACAATGACTTGATAGCCACACTCTTCAAGATATTCAATAATATTTTTTTGTTCTGGGCTTAAGCTACCGCCCTTGATGCGTTTCATTTCTACCCATATATGCCATTCAGGTATAAATAAATCGGGTATGCCTTTAACAGTTCCTTCTACTTTAAGAGCTGTGGCTGTTGAAAAACTACGATGACCTCCATTGGGAATGGAGTGTATTAATACACCAATATATTTTCTTCTAAACCATTGCACAAACAAAGCTTGTTCATGATGTTCTGTAGGTATTTTTTCAGTAGTCAAAATGGAATCTCCTCAAAGTAATCAGGACATGAATCACGCTCTTGGGTAAATTCTTCTGGAGGACTCATGTTAAATTTAGAACAAAACATATATTCTTTTGCGTAAAAATCACATGTATGGCAGCACCTTGGTGGCCCTAATTTTCTTGATTTTTTATATTCGGTTAAATAATCTGGCTCTTTATACATCCCAACTCCTATTTAATATACGGTAGAATTTACCATCTTTAATGTATTCTATTGATGTGGGTGGTGTTCCATGCTTCATAATGTGCGATGAAGCTTCAACTAATGAATAATCATCTCCGTCTATATTCTTGTTATATGAAATTACTCTTGCTTTAAAACAAATATCATTCCATAACTTTCTAGCTTTATCCCCTGCATAACCATCATGTTCAACACATAAATATTCAGTAACAGGTACATCAGATAACGCACCATAATAAGTAACTGCAAGCATTTCTTTGCCAGAAGTCTTAGATGTATGCTTGCGCCAGTTCCAACTAGTCACATCCATTTCTGAGCCTCTTAAGCCCATTATGTCATCATCTCTTAAAACAAGATCAGGTCTTACAGGAGGAGGAAATGGAGTGCCACACGCAGGACATACAGTTGCAGAAATATAAACTAATTCTCCACATTCATCACATAATTTAACAGGCGCTTCTCCATCACCTTTTTCTTTTTTATTGGGAGGTCTTACATTAGTAATTGGGCCGTGTGTTTCCACTACGCCAGCAAAGTCCAGCACTAAGCAATGATCTGTGTGCGATTTAGGGCGCATACCCCGACCAGCCATTTGAACATAAAGACTGGTTGACATAGTAGGTCGTAACATAGCTATCAAATCAATATCTGGATAATCAAAACCAGTAGTTAAGACGTTCGCGTTAGTAAGTGCTTGAATCTTACCATCCTTATAATCAGCTATGATTTGCGCCCGTTCTTTTTGGTTAGTTTCTCCAGTAATACATTCAGCAACAATACCTTGTCTTAATAGCTCTGATTTTATATGTTGAGCGTGAGCAACTCCTGCACAAAAGAACAACCAGGCTTTTCTATCTCCAGCTAATTGAATGACCTCTTCTACTACATCATAATTTTTGTCTTCATTATCAACAGCCGCTTGAAGCTCTGAATCTATAAACTCACCACCTCTCTTATGTACTTCACTAATATCTAATTTTGATTTAGTACCTTTTGACCTAAGGGTTGATAAAAAACCTTTATAAATAAGCTCTTCTATACTTACTGGATCAATTAAATCATCAAATAAAGCTGGCTTATCGGTAATCATGCCATGATTTAATCTATATGGAGTAGCGGTTAAACCTATTACTCGCATAGCAGGATTAATAATCAATAAAGCAGATAATAATTTTCTATAACCTCCTTCGTCTTTATGAGAGACTAAATGACATTCATCAATAATAACTAAATCTATATGACCTAACTGATTAGCTTTATTTCTTATTGATTGTATTCCTGCAAAAGTTATTGGCTCACCTAATTGGCGTTTATTTAAACTTGATGAATAAATTCCCATTGGCGCACCAGGCCAATGTTCCCTCATCTTTTCTGCGTTCTGTTGAATAAGTTCTTTAACATGTGTCAACATTAAAACTTGAGTTTCAGGCCATTGTTGCAAAGCATCTTTGCAAAGCGCAGCAACAATATGACTTTTTCCAGATCCGGTAGGAAGCACCAAACATGGATTGCCTTTGTTGCCATCATTAAACCATTTGTATAACTCATCAATTGTTCTTTGTTGGTAATCCCTTAATTTCATCCTGCTATGCTCCCATCAAATACAGATCTTAATTTAGCTATGATTGGATCTCCACTAACACAAGCTTCAGGGTTGGATAATATTTCAACAGAACTATAAACTCCATCAGTAGGATCGCCATTAACAACATCTTGGTCATTAATAACGTATATAGCTTGATTAGAATCAGGGGAGTCTTTGCGTTGATAAGGTACAAGATCAGGATGTAATACATGTGATTCACAACCTTTGTGTTGAAACTCTACAGGTATATTATCAGCATCATGGCGCTCACATCTCCATGTGCTATCATCCATTGCAGTTGAATGAGCGCATGTACGGCAATTAACATGTTTTGTTACTTTGGTTTTATAGCAAAACTCATGAGCTGCACAAAACTTACATTCATACCAACTTGAATCTGCACTTAAAGGTTCAGGCATACGATCTAATTTAACAATCCTATGTCCTCGCTCAATGTATTTTTCTGCTATCTCAGGTACAAATTTAATTCGTTCTGTGTAAATACGATCATCATTCTTACAAACAGCATAATATAAGGCTCTATCTATTCCAGATCCCTGCATATAAACTTGCATTTGTATGTAGTGCATAGGCTTAGACTTCTCTACACCATCTTTAACTAAGCTATCAAATGATTTTAAAGCATGAGTTTTGGCTTCCAAAATATGTTTTTTACTTGGCGCTTCCGGTACGCCAGAAAAGATAATTCCATCCATTGATCCTGATACATGACATCCAAAATCTACACGGGATTGATGCTCTGAAGTATTACCAATATTAATACCCATAGCTCTAAGATCAGAAACAATGGTAATTTCTTCCATATGTCCACGCCTAAATAATCTTAATAATCTACCTTTAAACTCTTCTTGCACTGCCCAACGAAAAGACAGCCATAACCATCTGTCACATGAATGTCCAAGCATAGATGCGCCCATATGAGGCCTTGGTTTTTCTTTCCTGTCTTCATGTGCTTGGTCTATTAAAGACGATATTGAATAATTTGATTCTGGAATTTTCATTTTAACCTTTTAGTAAATTGCACATCCTTGTGCATGAAATCTAGTATTTACTTAGCCGCCCAAGGTGGTGCTTTATC